ATGGCACTCGCATCAAACATCGCCCGGCGTCCGGGAAGCGCAGTCTACTACGCCCGGCTTGGCGTGCCGCCTGATCTACAAGGGATCATGAAAAAGAAAGAGCTTTGGAAATCGCTCGGCACCCGCGAGCCGCGGGAAGCTCGCGAAAAAGTTCTGCCGGTGCTGATGCAATGGCGCGGCGAATTCGCCGAACTCCGCAAACGCCGTGAGCCAACGCCTGACGATCTTCAGAACGCCGTGTGGTCGCACTACGAGGGCGCGCTAGAGCGCGATCGGCAGACGCGCGCGGGCTTCCCTACCGATGCAATGGTTCAGGGCGCTCAGAGCGAACTACAAGCCGATATAGAGGCCGGGCGGGTCGCATGGTCCGATGATCCATTCGTCCAATTGAGTGCGACCGTAGAACTTATGGTCCTAAAGAACGCGGCGAGCATGGACAGCGAGCGGCGCGGTGTGCAGCTTGCCGAACTTAAGAAACACCTCGCCACCGGCGAAACGGCCCCGATCAGTTGGGCCGCTGATGGCGTGATTGAGCGTGAGCGGCTCTTGATCGAAAGAGGATCGCCAGCATACCGCGATCTTTGCCAGCGATTGCAGCGCGCTCAGATACAGGCGCTTGAGCGCGCGGCGGAACGCGACGTTGGCAAATTCGACGGCGTAGCCACGGACGCGCTTGTGGCACCCCCTGACCTAACCATGGGTAACAGATTCGCGGTGCCGGGCGAGTCGATCATGGAATTGTATGATCGCTTCAAAATCGAAAAGGCTGGCTCAGCAAGGCCCGATACATGGGATCAGAACCGCAAGATTGTGAAGCTCTTTGCGGAGTTCATCGGCGAAACGTCGCACGTTTCGGCCATCACGCGCAAAGCCGTCCGCGACTGGAAACACAAGCTGGCGCTTTGGCCATTGAAGGCTGGCGATATCAAAGTGTTCCGCGGATTCTCATTTCGGAAGGTGATCGACGCGAACGTTGCACTCGGCAAGCCGACGATTAGCCAAAAGACAATTAACAAATATCTCTCCGCCGTTGGCAGTTTTTCGACCTGGCTCTTGCAGAATGAATATTTAGACAGCGACGTAATGGCGGGGATGTATCTCTCTCTCGACAAGAGAAAGAGAACGCGCTTCCCGTTCACATCGGATCAACTCACGACCATTTTCGGATCGCCGCTGTTCGCGACGTGCATGGGTGACGACCAAGAGCACAAGCCGGGCAACGTTGCCGTTCGGGATTGGCGATATTGGATACCGCTGATCGGCCTCTACAGTGGCGCTCGGCTTGGCGAGATTGCGCAGCTAAGCACTGTTGACGTTCGCCAGATTCACGGTGTTTGGGTGGTGCACGTTACGGAAGAGGGGTCGCCGCTCAAATCGACTAAGACCAAGGGATCACAGCGCGTCGTTCCGATTCATAGCGAACTGATCAAGCTCGGCTTGATCGAATACCATGCTGCGATCGTCGCGCGGGGTGAAAAGCAACTGTTCCCCGAAATCAAGCCCGACAGCCGGGGGTTCTTTTCCGGTGATCCATCGGCGTTCTTTAACAACTACTTCCGCGCGATTGGCGTGAAGGTGGACAAGAGCGTGAACTTCCACAGCTTCCGCCATGGCATCGCCGATGCCTTCCGCAGCGCCGGATATCTAGATGAGCAGTTCAATGTTTTACTAGGCCAAACGCGATTTCTTGCACGTTAAAGCGGTCGCATAGACCGACAATCGCGGTTTCGACGGCGTTGAAATCGACAACGTTGCCCGGCGTGGCGGTGATCAGGCCATCACGTTCCCATTGCCTGTAGGGCGCGCCGGTCTTGTCCTCGCGTTCCCGCAAATTCATTTTCGGGCAAAAGAATTGCGGCAACACATCGTATCCGCCCTCGGCATCGCGCCATGCGGCGAAAACTACGGCAAGATCGGTATTCGAGGAAAGATCGACGCTGATCCAACAGGGCTCTTGCTTCAATGCCTCAAGATCGACGGGCGTAGCGCCCTCATCATAGACGGACATTTCAACAAAGGGCGCGGTGGCGTGGTCCGACCAATGGTTCAGATTGTATTGTTTGAAATCTTCGCGATCGGCGGGCTTCTCCTCTGCCTCAATCGCCGCTTGCCGCATGCCGACAAGATCGGGGAAGCCGTAGCGCAGGCCCGGATTAACGAGGTGCCAAATCTTTTCATCGCGCCAGTTGTATTTTGCAGGCGGCTCGAAAATGATCGGCAGATATGCGGGGTTGACGATTTCGCCGGATGCTACGCGCTTCGCGTAGCTGTATTCCTCAAAGCCAAGGTTCTCTTGGCCGCGCCCGGCAGTGGTGATGATGACTAGCAGCGTGTTCGGCGTTTTGAGCAGGCCGGTTTTCAGGGCGCGCCACAGGCGACGGTTTTTCCAGACGTGCAATTCGTCAATCAAGACGAAATAGGGCGTTTTGCCTTGCTGGAAATCGCCCTCTGCCGGGATGGCCTGAAGCGTTGAACCGGATGCAATATGTTCCAGCTCTAGCTCTGAGTCGACAATGTGAGTCGCACGCTTCAACGGCGTCGTGGCGTTGATAAAGGCTTTCGCTTCATCAAAGGCAAGTTGCGCTTGATCTTCTGCCGTCGCCGCGAGAATTGAAGCGCCGCCCGGCACTCGCTCATGGCCGCACGAATGAAGCAATCCAAGGCCCGCGCCGAAAGTTGTCTTGCGCGCACCACGGGGGATTTGAATATAGACCGTGCGAACTTGCCGGTTGCCGTCAACGTCTGACGGTCCATAGATTCGCTTAATGATGCGTTCCCAAAAAGGGGCGAGTTCGAACGCATGGTTGCGAGCGCCGGATTTGGGGTGACGCAACGCTCGAAAGAATTTCAACGCCCGATCGCCGCGCCCCTCGGGATCAGCGATAGGCGAGTTATCAAATACCCAAGTCGGATGAATGTTCATCGTCAGCACCTCCATCGTCGCGGATGGAGGGGCGAGAACGCGATACGGGCGTAAGGCCAAGTTCCGCGGCTAGGAGCCGAGCACGGGTCATGGCGTCAGATTGGATTCGGACGGCGGGATGCGCGCGGGGGCCGCGCTCCGTTTCGACAACGTGCCCCTCTTTGGCGATCAGGCGTTCCATGTCGCGAACCTGTCCGGTCGCGATGCAATAGCTTTCGAGACTGCCTAGATCGGCGGACGTGAGGATGCGCCGCTTGGTAAGATCGGGCATAACGCGCCGCCATTCGGCCTTGGCTTGTTTAGACAGCCAGCCGGGCGCGCCGATGACCGTATCGAGGGCGTTTCGATCGGATGCTAGTTCAGGCTTGCGGCCTCTCATGCCGCTGCCCTCTCGACAAACGGCACGATGCACGGCAACTTCTCTGAATGCAGTTCGATCGATATGCAGGAATGGCGAGCGCAGTCGGGATTGTTCTGATCCTGATGATTGTGACGTGGCTGGGCCTGTGGGGACCGGTAGAACTTTCGCACTTGAAAGAATGGCAAACACTGACGACGGGCGTATTGGCCTTGATCGCGGGGTGTATTGCTTACACTGGAGCAACGGCGAAGGTTCGGCAGGATCGCGAAATCGTTGCGGTCGAAACTGCGCGTCGTAAGTTGGCCCTCTATCTCAAGAGCGAAATAGCGTTCCGAACGCTTGCCGAGAGGGCTCACGAAATGCAGACGGGGCTTATACATCCGCCCGAGGGTAAGGATAAAATCGTTGACCGTCGCACATTGTTCGCGATCGAAGAGCCGCAAGAATTGGAGGAGGCGTGGACCTACCTCGATCTCTTCCCTAGAGAAATACTTGCGGAAATTCGAGCGGTTAGGATTAGCTTGCGCGAGTTGACCGCGCTTTCCAACAATTATAGCGGTTGGGATGTGTTTAATTGGAGGCTCAGCGCAGACGAAGCGCCTCGGATTATATTGGACGCCTATAACTGTCTGCATCAAATCTGGCAGTCGGCCAAGCTGGTCGAACAGGCGCTTAAGCCGCTGATCAAGGTCATGGCGCCCGAGATGGATCAGAATGAAAGGACCGTAAGAATTTACGGTGAGCCAGATGATCCCGACGAATGATAGCCGAGTCATTGGATGCCAACCCGCTCGCACGTGATGTCCAAACCAACGCGGCGACCGAGTTCCTTGATTGTCATGATCTTGAACGGCTGGTCCTGATAAGAGACGCGGTGTTCCAACGTCACGCCGTCAAGCCAACGCATTCGGAAGGTGATCACGTTGTCAGTGGTGTCGCCGCGCGCGCCTTCCCGATCGCTGACGGCGTTCTCCAATTTCTGAGCGCGCATCGTGGTGAACAGTGTCCAGGCGGTGAACGGCACGCCGTAAAAATCAAGCGCAGTGAAGCACCGTTCAATCTGAATGACGCGATCTAGGTTCCCGACGCGCATCACTTTGCTTTCATGATGCCGGCGACGGTAACGATGCCATGCGAGTAAGAGCCGTGCGGGTCGCGCAGGAAGTGGGTCTGCGTCACCTTAAGATCGTGACAGATAAAGTTTTCAAGGTTCAGCACGCCGTGAATTTGCGCATCGACGTGAAGCGCCGCGACGATCGCGCCGGCGATGGCTTTCGAGCCGGTCAGCCCTGCTTCCTGTTTCCAAACATGAAGCGTGGCGTATGTAGTCGAGTGGAAACGCCCATAGACCGTTTGGCCCTCGCCAATGTTGACGCTCGGCATGCGCTCGGGACGCCCGGTGGTGTCGATAATATTGTCGGCGGGGACCAATGCCATAAGGTCAGCACTCGCCAACAGGCGCGCGCGAATGGCCTTTTGCAGGTCCAAAGAGGGTTCAAAAACGGCCATGTCAGAACGCAAACGCTCGGTAATTCGCCAGAAGATCAAGAAAACCGAACGGCAAACTCTGCGCAGTGACGCCAACAAGTGTTGCTTCGCGGTTCGCATAGAGGTGGCCCGCGAGTTGGCGAATGGCCTCATTGACCGGCGCGGGCGTCTCGTCATCATCATCAACGGGACCGCCGATATATGACGCAACCCATTGGGAAGCCGCCGCGATCTTGTCAGCCAAGAGCGCGTCGTCGTCGTCCGTGGTGATATTTAAGTGCGCCTTGAGGTTGGCGGTGGAAATCGTCATTTTCGAAAAAACCCTATTTAGGCGCAATCTCGCGTGATGGGAGTGGACCGGTCGTTTGCGTTTTCGGAAAGATCAACGACCACCCCCCCCCGGTCTAGCGATCGGCTCATGATGGCGTGAAGGTCGCGATTGAACTGGCGTAGCGTGCTGTTGAACTGCCGCTGTAACGCTAGGTGCTGGCGCTTCAGTTCCTCAAAGGGAAGGAACGCAACTGAAGCGGCCACCGGCTTTGCGTGAGTCTGCGACGGGCTCTCACTGATCACCCGTGCAAGCACGCGCCGCTTCGTCTTGGTCGCCCTGTTATAGCGCGGCGTCGTTACGGCTTCAGCTACGGTCCATCCCCCAATCAAGCGCTGCATGAGCGCTTCCTTGCTGATGCCAATAGTGTCAGCCCATTCTTGCAGGCTAGCGGTGCGACCATCATGGGTTAGATATCGTTTAGCGGACATTAGACGTTCCTATTGTTGGTGCGGTGTTCAAGAGATTGCTTGCGGCTCGAATGGCAGGGCGACGACGCCATAGGTTGCCAGTTCGAGCGCGACCAAAAGAGGCGCTTGTCGCCGCGATGGGGGATGATGTGATCAACCATGTTCGCCGGGCGACCGCAGCCGCATGCGCATAGGCGGTTCTCCGGAAGCGCTAGGAAGGCTTTGCTCTCACGCTGCCACTTGCCGTCATAGCCGCGCTGCGTTGCTGTAGGGCGGCGCTTGTCAGCCTCAGCCTTACGTCGTTGCTGACATAGGCAAACGACGTTGCTGGCGACAACGCTGCCGCAGCTACAGATGCGTGGTGCTTTCATCGGCATCAGACTGGCATGCTCATGTTGCTGAGATCGCCGATAGCGTTCAGCCGGCGGCGTTGATCAGCATCGGGTTTCGATATTGTGGTCTCATCGCCCTTGCCGCTGCCAAACATGGCGGTGAGCAATTCGCGACGGCCCTTATAGGCTTCTGTGATTTCAGCCGCCGTTGCTTCCCATGCGTCGGCAGGCGTCCAGCCGAGCCATCCGGTTGCGAGCCTGAAAAGGCGAGTGTGGTATTCGGCGAACGGGATGCGTTCGGCGTCGGACTTCGGTTCGCCGGTAGTGTCGTTATCTGCGCCGGCAAGCGCCATGACGTGAGTAAAGAGCGGTCCGTCGATGCGCTCAATTGTCATCCGCAGGGGCATCTTGTCGATGCAATCAAGAAAATCCGCAAAGGCCGATCGCGGATCAGCGCTTTCGCGGATCACGTCTGCCATGATGGAAAAGTTGCCGTCAGCAATGCCCTTGACGATCTTGTCAAAGCCATCGTGGCGACGTTCGAGACGAAAGGCGGCTCGCAGCGATGCACGAAGCCGGATGGCTTCGTGACCAAAATCGATTGTGATTTCATCCGCCGCGAGCCGCATAGGTTTACGCCGCCGCCTTGATAAGGACGACCGCTTCCGGCAGGACGGGCTTGCCGCCGACACGACGACGCGCGCGAAGCTTCACGATACCATTGTCGGCACCAGTGAAATCGTCCCGCTGGATAGCAACGCCGACGCGGTCAACGATCTGATACGCGCTGGCGTAGTCGCCGAAGGCCACCGGGTAGGTTGTTGCGGCTCCGGTCAACAGGTCCATATCCACCGACTCAAAGACGGGACGGCCCATCAGAGTCGGAGGTGTGCCATCGGCGAGGCTGTCAGCCCATGCAAGTGAGGTTCCCGAACCATCCGCAAGCTTGCGGATAAGGCCCATGGTCTCGCGGCGCATTAACCAGCTTCCGACCGACGCATATTCGCTCGGCAAGCCGTAGAAAGAGTCAATCAGCTTTTCGAGAAGATCGGAACCATCCTGATCCGCGATGAATTGCGCATAGTCACCGGGCGTGTTGAGCAGGCCAGTCGGTTTGCCGTCGCCATCGCCCTTCATGAACGCGGTCGACTCGCCCTTGCCGAAGCGTTTGACGATATGCTTCTGCAAGAACGCCGAAAGATCGATGAACGAATCTTCCAGCAACTGAAGGCTAACCGGGACGGTTGCGGCATATTCGAACGTCTTGACGTTCGCCTGGCCAAAGACTGGTTCGGTAGAGGGGCGCGCGCCGGTTTCGGTAACCCAGCCGCCATCGGCGTTGCCGGTCAGCGTCGGGATGTAGATTTCCGTTCCGCCGATCGTCATCACAGACGCCAGCGACCGCAACGGGGAGACTTGCGTCACCTTCTCGATGATCGTGCTGGAGTATTCCGGCGCGACAACATAACCGCCGTTGGCGGGCGTGCCGAGATTGAGCGTCTTGCGCTCAAGGTCGTCCAATGAGGTGATGCCGTTTCGCAGGAAGCCATTGAGCGCCTTGGTTTCCAGCTTCGGTTCGTTGTCGTTGGCGGCGGCCGGGCCGGGGCGATTGAACTTGGCTTCGATTCGATCGAGGCGATCGGCGAGCTTGTTGTCGTTCGCGGCCTTGGTTTCGATCGGCTTCAAGCGATCGTCCAGCGCCGTCTGGAAACCAGCAAGCGCCTTGGTGACGATCGCCGCAGGATCGTTATCATCCCCCGCGTCTTTCAGTTCGAGTGCAGTGGCGATATTTTTCATCGGTAGTCCTCAGTCCTAAGCGCTGCCGTGGCGCGGTTGATGGCCTCGGCGATGGCAAGGGCCGTGTTCTCAGATTTGGCGCTAATGATCCGGGCGCGGGGATGCATCGGGTTGCGCACGACGCTGATTTCGAAAAGGTCGAGCGCGGAAATGACGCGGTTGCGGCCTTGACGGGTTGACGCTTTGGTTTTGAAGCCGATCGACAAACCGGAAACGAGGCCGCCTTTGATCAAGCCATGGACGGCGCGGGCGCGCGGCTGATCCATGTGCAGCTTGCCTTTCGCAACCAGCGCGTCAGACGTTTCGGCGATTTCATTCCAAGTGCCGATAAGGTCGTCGGGGTTATGACCGAACAGCATAGGCATGTTCGCAACGGCGAAATTGAACGCGCCCTTGGTGATGATGTCATTGCTGCTATCGGCCGAGCCGAACGGCCATGCGTTGCCGGTGATGGTGCCAGCGTCGTCAACCGTGATCGCGGCTTTGATTTCAAGCCTGTCCAAGGCATTTATCATACGCGAGAGACCTTGATCGACGCGGAAGGCGCATCGCCCGCCCCAAAGAGAACGGCGCGGATCATACAGGGCACAAGTTCAAAGCTTCCCGATCTGGCGGCATCGGAGCTTACAAATAATCCATCGTTGGAATTGATAACTTCAAGCCAAGTCGCGCCGCCGTCCGGAGTGTGAAGAAGCCTTACTTTGCCGCCGTCGAGGTCTCCCCAAATCGAGAACACGCCGTGACCGCCAACCCATGTCATGGGTTCGGAGTTTCCGTTTGCTGTTAGATTAGCTCGCATCGCTACTTTCCTCGTTTGGGTTGCCAAACCAAAGATTTTCAAGAATCTTGGTGGCGAGCGGGTAGATTTCAGAAAGCGGGCGATCAATCGCGTAGCTAGCAATCAACGCGGCGGCGCGCTCGGGTGCGAGGCCAGCGCCGATCAACGCAAGCCGGATAGTTTCGTGAACGTCGGATTGCGCGAACTGGCGAGCGAACACGCGGGAGCAAAGCGAGCCGATGCCCGCTCCAGTCTTGTGCTCAAGCTCAATGACAAGGCGTGGCGTGATCCGAAAATCATATTCGGCGTCACCAAAAAATGCGCGATGCGGTGTAGCGGTCATGCGACACCGGGCAGGGTCGGCATGGAGCCCCAATCGTCGGAGCCACCGGTGCCGTTGTAGGCAAAGGTGTCCTCGATATCGATTTCAAAGGAGATCGGCGTGCCGGGAACCAGCGTTCGGCCATAGATCAGCGGGATCGCGTCGCCCTGATTTCCGTTGGCACTGACGCCGCTGAAGTTTCGCGACTGGTCCTTTTCGTTGTCGATCGTGGAGGCGGGCTTGGCGAGCAGCGTTGAAACGCCGGCTAGTGCAACGCCCAACCCGACCGCTGCGATGTTGCCCCAAGTGATGCCGCTCAAAAGGCCGCTTGAAGCAAGCGGTGCTGCCAACGTGCCACCCGACATGAAGATTGCGCCACCGATGAGCGCGGCCCCCAACACGGTCTTAGCAACGCCCTTGCCGCTGATCGCGCCCTGAGCAACGGGGATTAGATGCAGGTCGGCCATGCCGAGCCGCAGTTCGTTGATAATGCCGATGTCGGAGATATTCTGCCCGGTGCGCAGCGCGCCCCGCACAAGCTTGTAGCTGCCGAGCTGTAGCGCAGCGACGAACTCGCCCGGAAACGCACAGTTGAGCGCCCGAAGCGATTCTGCGGCCGTCTGAACGTCGAAGCGATGCTTTGGCCCGAATTTCTTCTTGAGCGCGCCGTGAAGATGGATGGTCCTAAGCATCAGCGAAGCACCTCAGTCGTGGTGTTCGGATTTGCGTAGATGTTGCCGCCTTCATAAGGCGGCTTGTTTTCAGCCGCTCGGGCCTCATTCGGATTAAGAATGCGAGCCGCAATTTGCTTCACGTATGATTCGGTTCGCGAAGCAAGATCAGCTCGGGCGAAGTCGTCAGTGAGAAATTCGGCAAAATACGTCTTGCGATCTTCCGCAGAGAACAGCTTAAGCCGAATTTCGCCTTCCCAACGTTTGATCCAGCTCATGAGTGAATACGTGAGAAATTCCTGGCCCATTTGTTCAGCGTTGGATTTGATCGCGCGTTCCAACTCAAAAAGCATATGCGGCGGAACGCCGAACACGCGCGAGATTTCGTTGATCGCGAACCGACGCATTTCCATGAATTGCGCGTCAACTGACGTGAGAGTGAGCGCCTGCCATGCGGCTTCAGCCGGAACTACTGCGGTGCCGCCTGAATTGTTGCCGCCGTGCGCGGCCTGCCAAGCGGCCTTTGCCTTTGTCAGGGCGTCGGGGGTTACGACGCCCTTGAGGGAAAGCAGGCCGCTAGGCCGCGCGCCGTTACCAAACAAGCGAGCCGCGTGGCGTTCCATAACCATGGCAAGGCCGATGGCTTCGCGGGCGTCATGAACGAGGCCGCAACCGTTCAATGACGGCGACGGAATGTGTAAGATGTTCTGGCGTGGGATTGTGCGGTCACCGATTTTATAGGTCGGCTCGCTGTTCAC